CACCTGCTTTAGCTTTTTCTGTAATAAATGGCAATAATTCAGGATGAGTTTTTGAATATTCAAGTTCTTGTGCAGAAGTAGGCAATTCAGGGGCTAAACGCTTAATTGATACATCTTGGAATGGTGATGCACCACCATATTGATTAGGTAGTGCTAATAATTCATCAAATCTAGATTGTTTCAACAATGGAATAGCGGCTTGTTTTTCTGATTCTTTACCTTCACGAATTTTTTGAGCCAATTTAGCCATTTCGGTATCGCCTTGTTCCATACCTCTTTTGCCCAAATAAGTATTGAGCAATGGAGTAGCGTATTGGAAAAAGTTAGGTGCAACGTAATGACCGCTAATCATTTGACCTTGTGGCTGTTGTTGACCTTGTTGCATCAACAATTGAGCCATTTGCTGTTGGCGGTTAATCTGTTGTTGGGCAATTTGATCTTCCATCGGAAGATTGCCAGCTAAATTGATTGTATTAGGATCTGCCATATTACATTCCTGCGTCTTGGGAAGCCAACATTAAACTTTGCTGTGAATACGGGTTAGTACCGTAGTTCTGTGAAGTTTGGTATTGCGTGTATGGGTTGTATGCGCTCAAATTATTCATTTGGGCATCCTTCATGTTTTGAGCATTAGGATCGGTAGGTGCAGACTTACGCAAAGCACCAGCCAAAGCCATAGGGTTAGACTGTTGTGCAGTTTGTCCTGCTTGCTGGGCTAGTTGTTGCCCTTGCATAGCCGCTTGGTTCTCAAACTGTTGTTGAGCCGCCATGTTTTGATAAACAGGGTTCAAGCCACCTAAATCTTGTGATTGCATGGCAGGGTTGATATATGGGTTCATAGCAATCCGTAATCTACGACTTTATAGCCGTCATTGAGGGTTTTAACTGCGTAAGGATAGACTTGCTCTACTTCTTGAGCCATGTAACCTACATGGAATCCATGACCAGCTAATTGATGGTCTTTAAATTCAGGTTTATATTCGTACTTGTAAACAGTCAAGCCGTTATGAGCTACGCCAATCGGCTCAATGTTTTCTTTCATGCGTACATCAGATGCCATAATTCCAGCACCAGCAAGACCCATCAAACCACTATTAAGGTTAGATTGTGCCGCATTTTGCATATTCGTATTGCCCAAAGCCGCATTGTATTGACTAGATGCCGCACCCAGTAAGTCAGGGCCTGCGGTAGTCGCTTGATTTGCGCTATTAACGAATGTTGGGTTTTGAACCTGTGCTCCAGTACGCAATGAACTTAAAGTGTTCAATGGCATATTGTAGTTAGTCATGGCTTGGTTATATTGCTGTTGTTGGGCAGTATTTCCAAGATTAGCATTAGCCATTTGATTGCCAAATTGTTGCTGTGCAATAGTATTGTTAGCTTGTTGCTGTTGTTGCGAATTTGCATAACCTTGTTGTGAAGCAGAATTATTAGCTTGTTGAGCCGCCAATGTATTTGCATAACCTTGTTGAGATTGTTGATTATTAAAACCAAGTCCAGCTAATTGATTTGTATAGTTTTGTTGAGCAGCTGAATTATTTAAACTTGTATTAGCTAATTGGTTTTGATTTTGTTGTGTTATAGCAGAATTAGTAAATTGACCACCAGTAATACCTTGGTTAAACAATGAATTACCGATTTGCTGACCAGCTAATTGAGAATTAGTAAGCAAGTCATTTTGACCTTGATTAAAGGTGCGCATAGCATTGTCATATGCTTTTGTGCCTTGCACAATACCTTGATTGGCTAAAGCCGCATTTTGTGATTCTAGGTCTTGTTGCATTTGTGGCTGTAAACGAGCTTGCAAAATCTGATTGGCTTGATCCCAGCCTTGCATACCACTTGCATAATTAGGATTGGTTTGCAAATTTTGTGCTTGTCCAATTCCTTGAGCTTGTTGTGCTTGTCCTGCTTGTGAAAACTGTGGGCCTTGTCCTACTTGGCTTAAATTTGCATTACCATATAATTGATTTAAATTAGCTTGACCAGCATTAGTAGTAATAGGGCCTGTTTGCGGATTAAATGGTTGACCCATCGTATTCTGCACATTACCCAATTGGGAATTAATTGCAGAACCTAATCCAAGACTTGTAGAATTTTGGTTATTTAATAACTGTTGACCGACATCAGATAAGGAAGTAGTAGCTGTCCAAGTAGGATTGCCTTGAGCATCCGTACCATTTTGACTGTAATTAAGGTTACCGTAAGGGGTTACTTGGTTTACACGATTTGCCGCCGCCGCTGTTTGTGCGGCCGCTAAGTTACCTGCGGCTGTAGCATTTGCCGCTCCAGTATAGTCAGGTGCGGCTGGCGCACTTGGCGCAGGCCCTAATCCTAAAAATCCACCACCACCCATGTCATTCCCCTTTTAATTTCCTCAAAGGACATTGGATGTCTAACCACCGACAATCCTCTTTCCTCATAGCCATAATTACCAAATCGCCTTCCATGTGGGCATCAGGTATTTCAGCTACAACTTTAAAGCCTAAGTGTCGGTTTAACCTTAGTGCATCCGTGTTATCAGCACAGATTTGCCCTAGTATAACGCTAACTCTTAGTTTATTAAAGGGGTAATCGAAAGCCGCCCACAATAAATCTCGACTCATCCAATTTACTTCGTCTACTGCCGCAATGTGCATTTGGCACGAATTTGGCATAAAACCACAAAATCCCACGACTGCCGCCAAAACTCCATCTATTTCTTGCCCGATACATACTGTTTCTAGGGGTAGTGGATAGTTCATTAACCGAACCAGCCAATCACCCATGTACTTCTGATTTTCAGTAGTAACTTGCCTCAAAGAACTCCGCCTCGTTCCATTACATAGTCGGTACTAGCCCAATGGAGTTCTATATTTCTAGCCGCCACATTAAGGTTAATTGATCCGCTATAACCTATTCCTGTGACACCTTGCCATTCTTTAGTAGTAATCAATCCACCAGCCCAGATATTGCCATCCCAAGTTGATGTATCCCAAATACCTTCAGATTGTGTAGCAGGGTTAAACGAAACTGCGCCTAACTGTGATTGAGTGTCAAAATCTACGCTTAAACCGCATAAAACGGCTGGTACGCCACCTGTAGATTGAAGTATAGGTCTTACCATCACAAAGCGTTTTAATTGACCTGGTGACTCAAAATAAGAATAAGCTGTTTGTGCAGTTGCAGAAATATTTGCGCCATTATCTGATAAAGAAGAGTACAAAGTACCTACAAAGCCATCACTACCAAAGTGCATATCAGCATCACCGGATACTTCCCAACAATAGCCTTGAATACCTGTAAATCTTGCCCATGCTTTAGTAATGGTGTGCATTACATACTGTTCCATACCTATATCGGTAGGAATAGACAAAATCAGCATATTTTCACTAGCAAAGTAGTTAATTTGCCAACCGAAATTAGCATAGTAATTAGTAGCAGCTTGACTAATAGGGTAAAAAATCTTGTCTGTTAAGTTAATTCTTGGGTCGAGTCGGCTAGATTGAAGCGCAGAAGCAAGAGGCACTAAACCATCTTGAGTAAGTAAAAGTAAATCACCAGCCCATTTAAAGAAGCACCTACGACTAAAAGTTTGCCCTAATTGCCATACGCCTTTTAATGCCCATGTAGCGATTGTAGTAGGGTCTGTGCCGTTATAAACAATGACTTCACCCATACTAGTTACAAAGACTGCGTAGTCATCAGCGCCTTGTCCAGCATCTAATGTCCAAGTACCCATTGCTTGCAAATAACCACCATTTCGTGCAATTCCACCGAAATAAAGAGGAGAAGCAGCGCCAGCAATAGAATCTACATCTAAAAACCAGCAAGCAAGAGTGTCTTTTTGCGTAAAATATAGGCGATTTTTAAACAGGTTTACATTAATAAAAGTTGATGAATCTGCGCCTGTAATGCCTAAAACTGTGTATGTACCAACTACTGTAGCGTTAGCAGCAGGCGTTGTTGCCATAGTGTAAGTAAAGGTACTTGCACCTGTTTTTGTAATAACATAAGAGCCGTTATAAGCCGCCTCAGTAGCGCCAGAAATAGTAACATAATTGTTACTAACTAAACCATGTGGCGCAGCCGTAGTCAATGTAGCTAGAGTTC